GATCGGTCATGATCATCCAACGCCGTGCCGCACAACAGCGCCGACTTGCCCCCGCCCGCCGATCCGCCGAAAAAAAGCTCATCCGCCTCGCAATGAAGCGCCTCGACCTGCGGACCGGGATTCGGGATGAAATACCGCCCCTCGCTCGCCTTGGTCGCGTCCTTTACGATCTGGTCCTGAACATCCTTCGGAAGCGCATTGAAACGCTCCAGGATGTCATCAAGCAGGTTTGCCACTGGCGCTCAGTGCGAAAGCGATCTTGCGGGCGATGTCGTAATCCGTGGCCGTGGTTTCCGGCACCAAGTCCTTGCCGTCCTTGCCAGTCAGTTCCATGCGCTGTTTCGGAGCCTGGAGGCGAGCCGCCTTGTCGATGGCGTTCACCGCAGCGTTGCAGCGCTGGGGATCGAAATCGGCTTCCTCGATCACCCTGTCGCCAAGTGCGACCATCCGATCCGCGTAGGCCTCCAGTCGCTCATCCCGCGCCTGTGCCAATTTCTCCGAAAATGCCGGGTTTTCGCGCTTCCATCGATAGATGGTGTCCTGCGCGGGCATATCGTCATCCCGGCAAACCGACAGGATGGATCGACCCGAAACCACGCGCTGGCAGAACTCGTCGGTTAGTTCATCGGAATAGATCGTAGGCCTGCCAGCCATTTTCATCACCATGTGCTCAATGCCGCGCGTACCCATGTGTCGGTCGCCGTGCATACGTAGATATACGACCCGTCATAGGCCATCTGGCCCGCTGCGCCGGTATCGCTAGCCGAACTCGGGACGCTGACCCATGTGGCCATCGTGCCGTCGATAGCGCTCTGAGCAGCCGCAGCGGCCTTCTTCAGCACTATCGAGGCATCGAGAGCGGCGGAACGTTTTGCGCGTTCTTCCGCCGCCCTGATGTTGCGGGCTTCCTGGTCCCTGTATCTAAACGGCATTACGCGGCGTTCGCGAAGGCATCCGTCATGACGATACGGCCATTCGGTAGGCGCACGCCCACCGCAACCGATTCCGTGCCGGTATCCGTCCATGTCAGGTCAATGTCACCGTCGGCCTCGGACGTTGCCAGGAAATATTTCTTTGCCACGACCGTCAGAAGCGCGCCGTCCGTACCAATCGCAATGCCGGTCGAGCCACCGGTTGCAAACGCCGTGCGGGCCGCATTGGCAAAGACGAGGATTTCCACCGTCTCGACATAATCGATATCGTTGCCCTTGGCGTCCTTGAGCTGGATCGTGATGGTGCGCTGGTTCGCGCCGGGAGAGCCCTCCGCGCTGACCGTGATAGACGCATCGACACAGGGCTGTGAAATGTTGATGTCGCGCGAGACGAGCTGATCGTCAAGACCTATGCCTAGTCGGCGACCGTGAATGCTGGTTACTGTCATCGAAAATGCTCCTTGCTTTGATTGCTGTTGCTGTGGAGACGAAAAAGCCCGCCGAAGCGAGCCTGGTTAATCCCCGTTCAGGGAATGTCAGAGGGAAACGCCAGACTTTGCCGCGAGATGGTTGCGGACCACGCTCATCTGGCGCTCGCCCATGGTGCCCTCTCGGATGATGAGGCCATAAAGACGCATCGCGCCGGCGTTGCCGTCGTCGTAGTTCGCCCCGATGGTAATGCCGCCCGCCGCGCTAGTGCCCGCATTGCCGGTCGCATAGGAGCCGTTGTTTAACGCAACGCGGCTGGTCGCGCCGGAATGACGCTCCGTAACCACGCCATCAGCACCAACTGCGAGCGTCGCCAGCGTCGGCCCGCCAGCGCCGGAATAGAGCGTCAGCGTCGGAGTCGTAGGCGACTGGTACAGGATGCCATTATTGGCATCCCCGCCCGAGAAAATGCGGCGACCAGACGTCCAGCTGTTCTGCCGGAACGCTGCTACGCGCTCCCATGGCTGTGCAATCGTGAATGTCGCACGCAGGAAATCGTCGCTGCCGTCGAATTCCAGCCAATGAAGCCCGCCACTCGTCTTGTATAGCGGGCGCTTGCCTGCCGTTGCCTGGGTCAGGTCGTTGCCGTTGCCCGAGATATCGCGCATCAGCCCGACCGGATCGCTATCCGTCGTTACAGGCGTTGTGCCGGCCGCGTCCTGAAACAACGTGGACAGGTCGGACGGATCGTACCATGCCCCAGCCTCTTCGCCGAGGAACAGATCGCCAATGGCAAAGGCCCGGCGATTTACAAGTAGGCCACGACGAGGCCCGAATGCCATCAGATGAACCCGAGCTTGATCTTGATGCCCGAGGCTGTATGCGTCGGCGCTCCACGAGTAATAGCCCCTACCCACAGCGATTTGGTGGACGCACCGGCCTTAAGCACAATTCCGAGGCCTGTTTTCATCGCCACCTGGCTGTTCACCAGATCGGTGTAATCCGTCGCCTCGACATTGACGACACCGATTATCTTGCGGGCGTCCGCGTCCGAAATGCTGACCGCCGCATTGATCGTGCCAAGCGCGGCGCTAGCGTTGAAAAAGACCAGATCGAGCGCCGCCCCCTGATCGTCCTCATCCAGCACAACAACGCTATGCAAAGCGCGCTCGCCGCCATCGGCCTTGAATACGTTCTCGATTTCTAGAGGAACCGCCAGAACGTCGCCGCTCGCATAGGCATTAGTGTCAAGAACGAACGTCGCGTCCTTGACCTCCATTTGGTCGACGGCCTCGAAAATAGCGCGCCGAGAATCGCGGGATATCCCACCGGGTAGTGTCATTGACTATCCCTCCAAAACCTCACAAACCCCACCGGGTCTATTTCCTCGACTGCGAATAGCTCGTTGCCGGCGCCGTCATACAGACCGGTTGGCATGGGAGACGTGTCACGCTCATACACGGTCCGCGCCAGATAGTCGGTCGCGTCGGCCTCGTAATAGGCCAGCCTTGGCCTTGGAACGTACCGCCGCATTACGCCAGTTCTTCCACCGGCAACCAATGGTCATCGACGCGCGCAAATGCCCTGCCATCCGGGTGGACAACAGTCGCGTCCACCGTCCCGGAAATGCCGGATGGGTGAGATACGTTCATGCCGATCATTTGATGCCTCTCCTATATGAGACGACCCCACGCCCGCTAGCCTAGCGGATCGTCATGTGCTCATGACTGGTTTGCTGATGCAGGGACCGGGGTCTTGTTAAGCTCAGGACGGGTGCGGGGCTGTCGTGAAGTCGAGATAGTAGTCGTCACCAACTGTGAATTCCCTCGCAGCATCCGCGCTGATGATGCCGAGTCTCAACACACCCCATGGCGTGTATTTGAAGAACTGATCGTTCTCGGGGCTGCCCGACACCACCGGCTCGAATCTGAGCGAGAAGCCTTCACGTCCCTCTTCACGACCAACCAGTTTGAATTTTGCGCGCACACTCATATGTATTCTCCTTGGTAGGGACCGGGGTCTGATCTGCCGGTTGTCATTGGTGCCCGATATTAGCCGATTTACCGCAGGTCACCCTCGGGCAGGGGCAGCGTTAGGTGCCCGGACACCCCGCTACGAGCTACGAGGCTTCTATTGAGGTTCGAGGGCCGGGCGTTCGTGAAACTTTTCTCGATAAGTCCTGGTGATGGAGTGTCCCGCTGCGCGACAGCATTTCGGGCTATCCCTGCACGAGCGTTAGAACCACTGTGGGCTAGATGTCAGAACGGAGCGATTTCCTTTGTCATCGGGAAGTCCTCTTTCATGAAACCGCACAGGCATTCGCGCCTGTGAACTCGCAGCACGCTACGGGTGGGTGATTTGGTTGCGGGAGCGGGAATTGAACCCACGATCTTCCGGTTATGAGCCGAACGCCTTACCACTTGGCTATCCCGCGAAACTGTTGATAGTGGAGCTGGCGACAGGGCTCGAACCTGCAACCTTCGACTTACAAGGACGCTGCTCTACCAGTTGAGCTACGCCAGCATGAAAGCTAGCGTGTCGTTCGATGATTGGTCTGGACGGCTGGACTCGAACCAGCGGCCTCCGCATTCCAAGTGCGGCACGCTTCCAACTGCGCTACGCCCAGAAAGGACATAGGTCGCGGTCGGTCTTCGTTCGCGAGCTTGGTCATGAGGGAAAATCCCTAATTATATACTTGACGTACCACGCCGGATTTTGTATAAGAATTTCAATGGAGGGGAAGTCATGGCAGAGCCAATCAAATACATCCAACTTCACACCGCTACAGACGCCTTCGCAGATCGAGAGGCTAAGAGTGATCGATTTTCGTTGTCGTTTCCGTCTGAGCAAGGCGGATGCACGGCGGTTCTTGATCGCCCCACACTAAAACGGCTTCAGCGCCAAATCGCTTATGTGCTGTCTCAAGAATCCAGCGATGAAAATGTGGGGTAAGCCACCTCATATCGTCTACCACCGAATTGGATGATTTCATGTTTGACCTCACCAACGAAATTTACACCGACTCCGGCAAGGCCCGCGAACATCTGGAAGCCATCCAGTGGCCCGATGGTGCGATCTGCCCTCATTGCGGTAATTCGGATCGAACCCGCATCACTAAGCTTGAAGGCAAATCAACACGCCCCGGCGTCTACAAGTGCAAGGAATGCCGCAAACCCTTTTCCGTGACCGTCGGAACTGTGTTCGAGCGATCCAAAATCCCGCTCAATAAATGGGTGCTAGCGGCGCACCTCTATGCCGCGTCCAAGAAGGGCATGTCGGCGCACCAGCTTCACCGTATGCTTGGCGTTACCTACAAGACCGCATGGTTCATGGCGCATCGCATTCGCGAAGCCATGAAAGAGGACAACAATACTTCCGGCCCTATAGGCGGCGACGGCAAGACCGTAGAAGCCGACGAAATGTACCACGGCAAACGTGAGACGCCGCGCCAGTATGCCCGTGGCCGCAAGCCGAACCCCACCAAATCAGGCAAGGCCGGCGGCGCACAGAAGCGCGTCATCGTCGGGCTGGTCGAGCGCGGCGGTCCCGTCCGCACCTTCCATGTCAACAATGCAACCAAGGCGTCCGTCCGCGAAGCGCTGGTGCGCAACG